CCGCCGCAGCCTTGTTCGATGCGCTGGAGTTGTAGATAAGGCATCCGCGTGCGGTCACGGTAGCCGTCCCAAAAGTCAGGTCTGAAAAATCGCACACCGCTGTGGTTCCGCTAGTCGTTGGAGTGACTGAGGTCAGATTAGAACCACCGGACGTATAGTTTGTGCCGGAGGCTTGACCCGTCGTCGTAAAAGCTGTGGTTGAAGCGCCCAAGGTGGCACTAGAGGTGTACAGGGCAAGCTTGAACGTGTTGCCACTTGTCGCCGTAAAGTTGTGGGTGCCAACAAGAATCTCTTGTTTGAAGCTAGTGGGGATCGCGGACGTGATGGCCATATCAAAGCTCCTTGATAATTTTTGCCATATCCTCGTGGCCTTGGGCGGCAAGTAAGCCTCGTATCGTCACCCGGTCAGAGGCGATGGCGTTCTTCATGCCCAACAGTATAAGGGTATACACCTGGTTTCGGAAAGCCTCAGCTTGCATCCTAATATGCGGCTCAGCCTCTGCGCTTATACCTAAAATCTTGTTAGTTGTTTGCTCGGCCCAAAACTCAGCGTCGTGCCCTCGATTGTCTGTCGTCGACACCATTACCTGCCCGAGCTGTATTTCACCTCTCGACATAATTATCCCTTGTATGGCTCCGGTGATCGCAGAGGTTCTGTGGTTTCAAGACCATGCTTTTTGACCATGGCTGCAAGCTCGGAGCGATCGCAAACCACCCACTCACCTTCTGGGTTCGGCATGGCAACCTTTGGATTTGGTAGACGGTGATAACCATACAACCGTTCTTCTAACTCGACGTTCTGGTCGAGCAGAGAGCTGCGTGGACTCACCCCGACTGTGATCCCCATGGAAATGAGCTTGCACAACCAAAACTCGACGCAAGCCCTACCGGCCTCTGCAAAGTGCAGGTTTTGCCGATAAGAAAAATCCATGCCGAAAAGGTCTACATGACCGACTCGATGGTATGCCGCAAAGGCGAGGGAGTAAGCTACGGTTGTGTTCATATAAGCACACCGCTGATCCTTGATGACGTCCTCAAGAGGGTATTCGACCAGGCTAGGCACGCGCTCGTCGAGCTGGCAAGTGTAGATTGGTTTTGTGTAGGTGGGCAGAAGCCGACGCATCACATCCGTTTGATTCCCGGCGTCATCGGTATCCAGAAACCGACTGGCTGGATCCATCATAAAAACCCGATCGCATTCGAAGACAGCCAGGGCGGAGTTGATTGTCCAAACCTCATCCCACGTTTTGCTGTTTTCGACCCCAATCACGTAATCGATTTGAGACGCGCCTAAACCGAGTATTGCTACTTTTTTGTCTCGTAATTCTGGAATCTTCCCCATCAAGTCACACCTGATCGTAGCAAGTCATATCTGAACTCGTCTCTTGATGCGCGGCCTTCGCTCACATTCTTCATGCGTGCGACGCCCTCCTTGAAACGAGCCTCGAAGTTGGCAACTACGTCAGGGGCTTCCTTGAGAAAAACAGCGGCCTCGACCAGGGTGCCATAAAGCAACGGGTCGGGGTGATCTGTGGATAAGACGGTCGTACCCGAGTCACTGCCTGCTGTCAGCGATGCTGGTTTATGCAGGTAATGCAGTTCAACCGTGAAGTTAGCGTTCGGTACTGGAGAAAGCTCAAAAGCCGCGTCATCAAAAAGCGAGTAATACTTTGGTGTACCAGTCGTTGTTGATGTGGGGCTGTATTCCTTCAGAAACGAAGGGTGCTTGAAATCCAGGTATATGTATTTGCTGCTGCTGTTGATAAGCGCGAGTGAAAACGGCGCAAAGAAATCAGAGGGGGTGGCGAGAAACCGGTTGCCCGATGTCGCCGTACCCGTCACGTTTTTGCGTTGCTCAGGCAGCTGCACGAGCTTGAAGATCCTGCTCTCTGCCTCTTTGATGAACGTGTTGAGATTGTTATTGAAAGTCGTTTCATTGACTTGTAAGTAATCCTGCACGGTTGATTTCAATGTCGCTAATGTGAAGCTCATGACGTAGTTACCTCTACCGCCCCAACACTAGCAGTAAGTGCAAATGTTTGCAAAAGTGTACCAAGCTTTCCATCTCCCACGTTTGTGTAAACGGTAAAAACGGTGGAGTCATTGCCGTCGGCCGCTTGATCAGGGCGGGTAATCTGTAACGCCTGGGGATCAATTGGAGAGGGCTTCGGCATGAGCTGCGGGTGCTTTGGGCTCCACTGATCGGGGCCGACGAGCAAACCATTCCAGGTCATTTTCATATCTTTGAGCCGGTAGCGAAAACCCGTGATGTCACAGATTCCGTAGGCTTTTCTGTTGGAAGCGTAAGCCATTATGCGATGTTATATCCTCGAAGGTCAGGAGCAACTCGAAACGACGCCCGATCCTCGTCTTGACTTAGGGCGCGTTGAAATTCTTCCTCATACAGTTGCTTTAACATCCCAACTTTTTCTGGTGCTCGTTTCAGCGCGAGATAGTAAGCCAGTCCCGCTGCTAAGCATGGGAAAAATCGGAATGGTATCTCCATCGTGTTTGCACCGACATCCGCATCATCAATTCGAGTCAACACGTTCAGATACAATTCGTATTTACTGTTCTGATCGGGCGCAGGCCAAATTTTTACAAGCGGACTAATCTGTTTGTCAATGAGGTATTGGTTTGGCTTGCCAGTCGTGCTTTTGGTAGAGATGTTCGCATACTGAGACCGCGACATCCGAGTCATCGGCACATCGGTCGAAACACCACCAAGCGTCTCTCGTATGAACACGTCAAGCACATCGATAGTCGCAGTCGGATTGGTCGAGTCGATCGTGTAAGAGGTTGTGTCTTTGATTAGGGTCAACACTTTCTGAGTGATAGTCCATTGGTTGAGGCCCCGGTTTGCCCACTCTGCCAGCATCAAGTTCAAAGAACGAGTTGCGGTTTTCAAGTCGTAACCGGTGCGCAGCTCGAGCCCACAACGCTCGAACGCCTCTTCGACGTAATCCGCAACATCTAATTCGAAATTTTTACTTCCGCTTACCGCCACGCTTCGTCTCCGCGTAAAGATTGTCGAACACTTGATTCACATCCAGAGTGTAATCTAAATCAGACTTTGAGTAATGGATATGTTGGGACGGTCGGAAATCGGGAGCCCCCTCGCCGGTTTCGAACCAGGCTGGGTGAGTCACTCTGACGCGGTTATTTGGCAGTGCTACGATATTCCCCGTCCATTCACCAGCATCCAGCAGCTCTAGCACATGGCTCTGCTTATGCTGAGCTGGATCGTCGGCGATTTCGTTGTTTGTGTAATCAACGGTGAAAAGATACTTGGCGGGATACATCTCGCCATCGATTTTTGCTAACCAGGGACAAGGCGTGCAGCGATCCAAAACATAGACGGCGTGATCCCGAGATGAGCAATCCCAGGGTTGAGCCGCCCAAACCGGCATCGGCTCTGGCCACTCCTCCAGGGGCGTGTCACCGACTAGGGCTGTGATGGGCATACGGGCCCACATCGCGCCGCCATGCACGTTTGGCTCTTCGTCATCGTCGTACGTTTCAGCCCCGGTGAAAATGACCTGGAAGCTGAGACAGCGGGTCGGCATCGTCGTGACCGCAATCGCCATGGCGTGGATGAATTCGCCATGGTACTTCTCATGATTGTGGGTGTATTCCTTACGAACCCAACATTTGAAGTAAGGGACGTTGCTTTGCAGATACGCCACTATCTGCGGCCATACAATCCGCTATTTTTATTCGAAGGCTTTCTCATACCGCCAGCTGCACCGCCTTTGGCGTAACCCTTGGTGGTCATCTTTCCGCCCATGGCCATACCTTTGGCTTTCATCTTGCCCCCGGCCTTCATACCTTTGGCTTTCATTTTGCCGCCAGCCATCATGCCTTTCGCTTTCATCTTGCCTCCAGCCTTCATGCCTTTGGCCTTCATCTTACCGCCAGCCATCATGCCTTTAGCATTCATTCTTTTCTTTTTCATAGCTCCTCCGCTTTGCATTTGATCGAGAGGATCGACACGCAAACCTAAGCTTGCTAGATCCTTCTCAGACAACGCTGCTCCAGATTCCTTGCCGAGCATCCTTCGAACCGCCTCGCCCATTTCTTTTTTGGTGAGCATCGCGCCGGTTTCCTTTTTGAGAACCTCTGGGGCTTTCCGCATAGTGCGACGGCCACGATCCTTGAAATCTTTGACGGCCTTTTTGGTCTCCGATTTTTTCATTCTCAACTCCTCGGTACTCGTGTCATCTTTTGTTTCTCGGGCATGATAGCACCACACCCTCGCGCTTGGATCATCACCGCGCCACCATTGGCAAGGAAAGTTTTCACGTTAGTTGGCTTGCCGCCAACACCCTGCTTCTTCTTCCGCTTGCGAGTCACTGCGGATCTGATCTCGCCTTTCGTCATCTGTTTTGCAGTCGATCGCGGCACACATTTTGGGTATTTGCGTTTCGACCCCTTGGTCTTGGCTCTGCCACAAGACTGAAACTTGCCATCTTTTTTCGGGGCACCGATATCAACCCAGTCGCCACCTTTGCCCTTGCCGAACCATTTTTTCAGACCACCCTGGGGCTTAGCCACGAGGAACCCTCGTCATCTTTTGTTTTTCCGGCATGATCGCGCCACAGCCCCGGCTTTGAACCATCACAGTCCCGCCGTTGCGCATACCTTTTGCTTGTTTGGCCATACTCTTCGCGATGGCTGTCCCGCGCTTGCGCTCGTAGTTACTCAGCTTGCCGTCACGATCAAGATCGCTTTTCTGCGGATCTAACGTGACCTCACCACCGTTCGCACCTTTGTATTTGCCACCCATGCGCTTGTACTCTTGCACAAGAAATCCTGACGCATATGCACTAGGAAAAACGTCAAATTTGCGCTTAGCTTTGGCTTTCGCTTTTCGGTACAAAGCTGGGTTTGCTACGTTTTTAGGTACTTTTTCTGCCATTTTTACCTTCTCAATCTATTGAAAATAACTGGGCCTGTCATCACCGGCAGTGGCTTCTTAAGCGGCAACTGACGCTTCACCTTCGGCACTGGTGGTGGTGTGGGAATTGTTGCCCGAGGCTTAGGTGTACGGTCTGCTCGAATGGCTATGTTGCCCACGACTGGCGTCTGATTCTGAGGCACGTTGGCGGCTTCTAAACCGACCAAACTGGAGAAAGCATTGCTCGCTGTCGGCGCTACTGTAGTTTCTGGTATGAAAGCACCTGCACGACTCGTCATCTGGTTTTGTCGTGGCGTAGGAACCGCAATCGTGTCCCTGATGTCAGAGGACGGGTTAAACTGCTGCATCGGCCTTGGATCATCGAAAAGACCTAGGGCATCTGCTTGACCGTCCGAGAGGTTCATTGATGCGGCCAAAGCGTCACCCTCTGGCTCAACCGAGATGTCTTGCTGGCCTTCCGCAGAGCCAACCGTGACTGGCGGCGCTGCAGTATCGGCGGGTGCTGCCTGCTGTTGCGGTAAGTTGGCCATGATGTCGTCAGTGATCTGCTGACGCAGCGCCTCTCTGTCTATCTGTTGCGGTATTTCACCGCGCAACGCTTCTATCTGCGCCTGAATGGGGTTCACAGCAGCCGCAATGGCCTCTTGTCGTTGCTGAGCTATCGGGTTGATTGCTGCGGTCAAGTCGTCCTGCGTCAATCCAGCAGCCTGTAAAGCATCGATACGCGATGCCAACTCTGCTCTTTGTCCTGTCGCCGCATCGACGGCTTGCTGGAATTGTGCGGTTTGATCGTTGACGGCAGCGAGCTGAGATTGAATAGACTCAATCGGCAAAGCACCAAGATTGTCGGCCAGCCCGCCGATTTGTTGTTCCAGACCTGCTATGAGATTCGCGGTTTCGTTACGTATCGTTTCGGATTGAGCTGCGTTGCCTGATTCGACATCTGTATACAGGCTCTCCAACTGTTGGTTCAAACTGTCTATTTCGGCTTGCGCTGAAACGGCTTGTTCTTGCGCCAAGCTGTTTAGATTTCCAATCTCAGAATCTATTCTTCCGTCT